CTTGACACAGCCATTATTAACAGCTTAAACATTGACCAGAGAGCCGAGGCATCAGAGGTTATGACCCCACAAAATAGGCGTGGCAACATCATTGACGAATTAAACAATGAGAACGATTTTCAAATAGGTTCAAAACTATGGCTGTTGTCGCAAAAAAGAGCAAACCAAGAAACGGTGTCGTTAGCGGAATCTTATGCATCAGAATGCTTGCAATGGCTAGTCGATGACGGAATTGCCGAAACTGTTATAGCGTCTGGTATATTAAAAAACGACAATATAGTTTTATCAATTACAATAAAACAAAGTGACGGGACTACGTTTAGCAAGTCTTATAATTTATGGTCTAAAACAACAATAGCATAGGTGAATACATGAGTTTATCAATCCCAAGCTCTCAACAAATATTCGAGAGAATTAACACAGATATTATTAATGAATTAAACGAATTAGACCCGTACTTACGAACAAGTTTTATTCGTGCAATTAATGCTGCCGATTCTAAGGCGTTTTATGAGTTGTATCAAACAGTTCAGCAAATGATTGACCTGTACTACAATCCAACTGGTGAGTATTTGGACAAATTCGCTGCTGAGTATGGCTTGACACGCAATCCTGCAACGCTGGCAACTGGAAACATTGTTTTTACCGGCACAGCTACATCAGTAATTCCAGTATCTACACAAGTCACGTCTGATGACGGCAATATTTACCAAACAACTGCTGCTGGAACAATAACAGCCACAACATTAACCATATCATCATTGACACGATCTGGAAGCACGGTAACAGCCACAACATCAGGCAGTCACGGGCTGGCATCATCATTAAGTGTTGTTATATCTGGGGCTAATGAAACTGAGTATAACGGAACGTATGCAATTAATGTAACTGGGTTAACCACATTTACATACTCAATTACAACTACCCCAGCTACACCGGCGACAGGGACAATTCAAGGTGATATTGATTATGCGAATGTAGCGGTTACATCAACAGAGTATGGGGCGAGTCAAAATAAAGATGCTGGGGCAAGCCTTGGTTTAGCGAGTCCAATATCTGGCGTCAATGCAACAGCCTATGTGGATTTTAGCGAGATCGCTGGAGGTTCTGACGTTGAAAGTGATGACGATTTTAACACACGTTATATTTTTAGACGACAAAATTTACCAGCAAACTTTAATAAAACCGACATAATCCAGCAAGCTAAGCTAATTAATGGCGTTACTAGAGTGTGGGTTCAAGGGGCAGGCGAGTTTGATTCATCAATAACAGCAACTGGTGTCACACGAAATGGCGATTATATGGCCGTATTTAATAAAACAGCGCATGGGCTATACAATGGGCAGGCAGTAACTGTAACAGGGGCTAATGAGGCTGAATACAACGTGGTGCAAAAAAAGATATTGAAAATAGACGCTGATAATTTTGGGTATTTAGTTAGTGGCACACCGTCAACGCCAGCAACTGGGACTATTGCTGCAAGTTTCCCAGTAGCTGCACTTGGGCAGGTTCGTGTCTTTTTTGTTCGGGATAACGATACGTCAATTTTTCCAAGTGCTGGGGAAATCACAGATGTTTATAATAAAATACTAGAAATAAAGCCATCCACAATGAGCGCAAGTGATGTTATTGTGGATGCGCCAACAGCTGTGACAGTCAATTTTACATTTTCAGCCATTACACCAAACACCGCTGCAATGCAAACAGCAATTAAAAGCGCATTGACTGATTATTTTAATTCGTCAGCTAATCTAGCAACGGATATGCGAGCTATTGATTACAATTCGGTTATTAACAGCGTGGTTGATTCTGGGGGCAACCAGTTAAAATCATTTGCACTAACAAGCCCAACAGTGGATGTTTCTGTTGGTATCAGTGAATTAGCAGTACTTGGGACGGTAACTTTTTAATGAGTATTAAAAAATATACAGTCGATGAGTGGATTGGTTTTTTAAATCATTTTTTACCAAACGGTGAAGCATTTGTTGCTAAGTATGTGGAAGGAACAAACCTTAGGGCATACCAAAAAGCTAAGAGCCAAGAATTTAAGCGTTTTGGAGATTTTGCATCAGATTTAATATCAGAGGTGCTTCCAAGTACATCAATTAACTTGTTGAGCGAATGGGAGAGTTATCTGGGAATTCCGGATAACTGCATACCGTTAGCAACGACATTACAGGAGCGTAGGGACAATGTAATTCTTAAACTTACATCATTGGCTTATCAAACAGAACAGCATTTGATTGATTTAGCTGATGCATACGGTTTTACAATTACATTTGGTTTGTCAACAGGATTTAATTATACGCTTCCATTTGTTTTAAACAATAATGAGCGGTCATTGTTTTTGATAAGCGGTAATTTTTCAACAAATCCAGAAAAAGCTGCCGTTTTCCAATGTTTGATAAAAAGTCTGATCCCAGCAAATAAAACAGTAGTCTTTCAAGAGTTGTAGTGTGGTAAAATTTGGATAAGGAATTAAAAGATGGCAATTAGAGATAATAATTTTGTTTTAGGTGATCCAACGGATGGGGTGTTTAATGTAACGGATGCCAATAATATTAAGGCAGAAACGGACAATTATATTGATACGTCTAGCCAAACCAAGTCTGAATCTGATTTATTTCAGATGGCTAAGACTGGGGCTGTTGTTGCGTCTAAAGGTGATTTTTACAAAGAGTCAGCCGGATCAGCAGCTGATGTTTACTTATTAGAAGCGGACGATGAACTTGCGGATGTTTGGCGTTTAAAAAACGGTATGCGTTTTCGGTTTAAGGTTGTTAATGCCAACACTGGGGCAAGCACGGTAAATATAAATAGTTTAGGTGCTAAGGATTTAAAATTAAATGGTGGTAGCGCATTGGCTGGGGGTGAACTTGTTGTAAATCAAAATGCTGAAATAGTATTTGATGAAACTAATGATTATTTTGTTTTGAATTTACCAGCTAAAGAGTCATTGACTGCTAAAGGGGATTTGTTGTACAACAATGGTACGTCTGTTACTCGATTGCCAGTTGGTAATCAATACGACATGCTTGGTGTTGGTGCGAGTTCTACTGTCCAGTGGGAGCAAAACCCACAACGGCGAGTTGTTGCGTTACCGAATACGGATGGCGCAGCGAGTGATGGTGGGTATCGATCTGGTGGGGTTATTTTAGATGATAATACTTTGCGGTGCTGGGGCGATGCTGGGTATGGTGCTCTTGGAATTGGAAGTTTTACGACAAATTCTCATTTTGCATTTCAGCCAGCGTTTCCATTAAACACAACGGGAAATCCTATTAAGTGGGAACGACAGGGGCGAGATAATATTGTGCTTATGGATAATGGGGAGGTGTGGGTATGGGGGTATAACGCCTACGGACAGTTAGGCGTAGGCAATACAGCTGCTGTTTTGGTTCCGACAAAATTGACTGCCTTAAATGGGGTAAATATTGTAGACGTTCAGTTGTCTAAACAGTTTTATAATAATGGGAGATACCACACCTTATTTTTAGCGGATGACGGCAGTTTGTACGCTTGTGGGTATAATGCTACTGGCCAGTTAGGAATCGGCAACACCACCAATCAATCAACGCCTCAGCTATTGTCAAAAAGCGACTGGGTAAAAATTTACGCTATGGGCGAAAATGTTTCATATTCTGCTGGAATCGACACATCTGGCGATTTATATACGTGGGGTGGTAATGGACACGGCCAATTAGGAATAGGAAGTACAACAAATCAATCAACGCCTCAATTAGTCAATGCTTTTGGGGGGGTAACAGTTTCTAAGTTTTCGGGTGCGATGGGATGGAACTCTAGTATTAATTTTGAACATGGTTCATCTATGTGCTTATTATCTACAGGTGCAGTCTATACGTGGGGGCATAATGGTGAAGGGCAATTAGGAACAGGAAATACAACTCAATACAACACCCCACAGCACATCAGTGGTTTAGGGACAGATAATCAAGACATATTGATGGCGCACAGTGCCTATGGTGTGTCTTACGTCATTAAAGACGATCAGAGCATCGTTGCTAGTGGGTACAATGGATACGGCCAATTAGGAGATGGGACAACTACAAACAAAAACACGCACCAAACTATTCCGAACAGTTTGCGATCTGGCCGTACTATAGCGCAGTTAAAAACGCTAGGAACCCTACCCTACACATCAACAGTTATCTTATACGATGACGGCTATATCCAAGCATGTGGCTATAATGATAACGGAAACTATGGTATTGGCACAGACCTTGCAACGAATACTAGCCTGCAACCAGTTCTTGGGTTTATGAAGCATAAGCCCGTTAAGTTGTGTTCGATTGGCCGAGGGTCAGAAGCATCTTTAGGCGTTTTGACGGAAGAAGGTGTGTATTACCAATGTGGTGCTGGGGTAGCATTTCAGTTTCCTCATTATCGAGAAGGGTATGCCCCAATTTTTGACACCATGCAACCTTTGTACTTTAGTTAGGAGATCACTATTATGTACGTTTATAAAATCCTTAATTCACAAAACCTTATCGAGCCAGAAACAACTG